GTTATATTCCATTAAATAAAGTGAAGCGGTTACTGTTCCATCATCGCCAAATTTTTGGATAACTTTACTGATGCGGAATAGTTTAGCCACCCAACCATAATTAGCATTAGTTACAGTAACAATATCGCCAGCTTCTAATTCAAGGCCAATAAAATTAATTTCTACTTGAATCTGCATATCTTCTCTTGCAGCTTCTAACATTCGATTAGCAAGATATTGAGCAGTTACGCTATTGTTAGTTAAGTAAAGATTAACTGATTGTTTATTAACAGGCTCATTAGCAAATAAAAGAGTAGGTGCAATTGTTGATAAATCAAATGTTGCTGAATTAAATGAATCTTTTGCAGAGCCATCAGGAAATTTAACTTCAATAATATTAAATGAGTTATTAAGATCAATAGGGCTAACTGTAATTCCACCGATCATATTAGTGTCATTAACATCCATAACTACAGTATAACTAGGTGTTTGAGTAACAACGGCCCATTGACCAGTAATTTCATTATATTTAACCAAACAATCGCAGCAATCAGCCATAGATTGAATGTTTTGCATAATCTTTAAATTAGTATCTAAAGCACCATTAAATTCAAAGCGAGGTTGAGTAGAAGTGCCGCCTGTGTAAGTTGTATATGTAAACGAAGCATTAGAATAAGTATTAAGTGCAGTTAAGCTTGCAGTATTAATATTAGCTAAAGGAATAGCAGCGCCATATCTTTCGCTTGATAAATAATCTAGGAAGCAATCGCCTGGAGCTTTTCTTGAATTTATAACTTGAAATCTAGTTTGATTTAAACCTGTAAGCGCTTTGTCTGCATTATATTTAAGATGCACAATAGCAAAAGCAGTATTGCTCATTATTTTTGAGCCATCCCATTTATAAACAAGATTAGATGCGCTCATAACAGTAACCGCATTAAATGGACTATTGGTTGGGCTACCTGATCCATTTCTATATAAATAAATATCCATATTGCCTGAAACATTTTGAGTTTCGCCAGTTGATTCGTCTGTTAATGAATTGACAGAATATCCATTGACATTAAAATTAACTCTTTTGCCGCCCCAATATACATTTCCAAAATTAATAGTATCGGGTGATCCGCCTGTTTCTGTATTGGTCACTTCACATAAAGATATAACCCAATAAATTTCTTGATTGTCAGAGCTAATTGACATATCTGTAATTATGCCGCCTACATAGCCAGTTCCATAAATTACAGGAAGTTTATTATCGCCAGCAGGCGGAAGTTGTTGTCGATTGCCAGGATTAGGTTGTTGAGCATTGAGATTTTCTTGGCCTGGCAAACTAGGCGCAAACATTTTGGAAATAATAGATGATGCAACCATATTAATTCCAAAAGCTATTATTTGCCCAACAACAGTTGCAGCAAAAGCTTTACCTACTACTGCCGCAACAATAACTCCGCCAGCAATAGCATCATTAGCTACTGTAAAAAATAAAAGAAAATTAATGATAAAATTAATCATTTAATTTCCCAATGTAATTCTAATTTAACCATTCCGTATCTTTCAAACCCATAATCTTTATAAGAAGCCATTATAGCTTGAGTTATTTCGCCTTTGTTAATCATATCTTTTGCTATTCTTATATATTCTTTTATTAATCTAATAACAACAAATTTATTATTTGCAGTTAGCATAACTTCTTGTAACTGCCAAACATTTTGTAACCAAAAAGATTCTGTTTTAGCAACTACCAATATATCGGTTTGTTTATCATCAATTAACACAAACCCATGACCAGCATATAAAGTAGCTAGTATTTGTTCAATATAAGTTTTTGACCATACTAAAGGATTGTAAGTAATTGGATTATTTGATTTAATCGCAAAATCTTTTAGTAGCTCTATTATCTTATCGTTATCGTATTTATTGGCAAATCTAATCAAACATCTTTCCCAAACGAATAATTAATGGTTTCAATAAAATTAACTCTATTCATAGATGTATCGCCTGGATTAAAAAATGTCCAAGCATTATTATTTGTATAACGACCTGCGGTTCTATTTTGTAAAATGATCTGAATGCTAGAAGCTGAAGCAGTTATAACGCCTACATAAGAGCGAGCTTCTTCCATATATTGTTCTGAAATTTGGAAAGAGTTTATATAGCCTGTAAAGAATTTATAAAGGCCACCTGTGCCGCCTGTAGTAATTAATTCATTATTTGTATTAAAGAATCCATGCCACATTTCAATCATAGAGCCTTTAATGTCATGGCCTAATACCCATCCTAAAAGAGCAGTATCTAATCCAACTAAAGTAATTGTTGTTTCATTAGAAGTTGATTTAATATCTCTTTGAACATCGCCTATATTAACTAATGCTCCAAGCGCATCAAAAGGTTGAGAATCAACGGCTGGAATTGTAAGGACATTAGCGGTTGTTGCAAAGCGATAATATACATCTTGATAAACTGTGCCTGTGCCTGTAGCTGGAGTTGTTATAGTTGAGGTAAATACTTCGCCTACAGTATTAGAATCAGCACCATATAAAGTAAAGTCTGTAGTGCCAATAGTTCTAATGGTATATTGAACGGCATTAACCATAGCGGTCGCATTGATATTAGTTCGCGATGTTATGCGAACAAAATCCGCCATTCTTATATTATTAGTATTTTCTATTGGTAGTATTATATCTGCCATTATAAAACCGCTTCTATAGCCTTAAATGTTCCATTCCAAGCAATGAAAGAATCATTGGTCATTGGAATAAATGTATATGTTGGATACTCTTGAAGTATAACAGGGAATGTTGTTCCGAGATAAGTGCTTCCGCCCAAAGCTATCGTTGTTCCAAATTGGCCAATAACTGCGCCAATATCGGATACTATTGTAGTGATTAAAGTTCTGTGAACAGGAATAGATACAGTTGATCCACTTCCTCTTATTACATCAGCAGTTGCTATATAAGCATAACGGCCCACTTGGCAAAAATCACCTGTTCTAACTACATATTCACTTGATAAAACAGTTCCTGGAATATCGCCTAATACTAAAGTTTTGTTAGCGCTTGCAGGCTTCCAGTTGCATAAAGATATTTCAGCGCCAGTCATATCGCCTTGATATTTAATATAGCTTGACCATCCTGTAGCACCAAAATTAAGATACTGTTCAAATTGTCTATCAGCAGCTCTTAATACTGATAATAATTGTCTGCTTTGACTATAAAGCAAATAATTCATTGGCTTCATGTCAAACATAAAAGGTTGAACAGTAATAATTTCTGAAGTTGAGATGCGCTGATTGCGGCTCATGGTTTGACCAATAAATCTTTGATCAGTTATACCGATAGATTCTGAATTGGCAAGTATTGTATTTAAAGAAGCCATTTATTATCTCGATTGTGGTAGTGATCTTTGCGCAGATTGGTTAGCCGACCAAACTGCTTGTTTATTTTTAGCCAAGAATTGCGTAGCGCTTTGTGTATCAATGGCTTGCATATTAGCAATGTAAGGGCCATTATACACCACTTGAGGTTGTCCGCCCATAGAGCTTAATTTGTTATTAGGAATAATAGTGCCTGAAGTTTTAGGGACAAATAATTCAGGGCCTTTCTCGCCTACCATATATGTATTACGGCCACTAACATCACCGCCTTCAGCTTTCCCAAGCCAAAAATTAGTTGAACCAAATGCGGATGAATTTCCACCACCACCAAAAAAGCCACCAAGAAAATCACCTATTCCTGAATTTTTAAATAGTGCGGTAGCTTGTGCGCGTAATTGTATTGCAATTAAATCAGAAATAATACTTCTTGCTAAATCATTAAAACTTAATTTGCCTGTTCGAACAAATTGATCTAATGCAGTTTCCATATTTTGTGTTACGGATACGAATGCTTGCTCACCTAATAAAGCGGCATTATTAGCATTGTCAGCATAAACAGCAAAAGCTTTTTTCCATCCAAATTCAAAATCTCTTTGAGCTTCCGCCACTTGATAAGCTTCTCTTGCTCTTGCCTTTTCTGCTTCAGCCCATTTTTCAGCTTGATCCTCTGTCATCCTACGGCCAAACTGATCGCCTACTAATAATTGTTGTCTTTTTTGTTCAATATCAAATAATTCTAATTGTAATTTTCTTTGATTTTCTGCAACAAAAGCTAATTCATGTTCTTTTTGTAATCTTTGACCTTTGGCTTGGCTGATTAACATTTCTTTATCGTAAAAGTCCTGTTGTCTTTGAGCTAACTCTTTTAATCTTTTTGCTTCAGCTTCAGCTTCTTTATCAGTTGCTTCTTTAACTTCTCTAACATTTTTTTTAGATGCAGACATACCACCGATGCTTGACATAATGCCAGGAACATTAGCGCCTTGAACTGATCCAAATTGTTTGTCAGCTAAATTATATTTTCTTAAACCTTCTTTATCTAACCAAGCGGCCCACCATCCAGCTTCTTTTTTAATTTCTTGAAATCTATCAACAGTTCTTTTGCCTGATTCTTGCCAATTTTCCATTGCTCTAGTTGCCAAATCAAAAGCTGGAGCAACCGCATCAGCAAGCGTTACTTTTAAATTAAAAAAGAATTTATCTAAACGATCAACAGAAGCAGCAATCCTTTTAAAGGATTCCTCTGAATCAGCAAATTGATTTTGATTTCTTTGTAATTGATCAGCAAAACCTCTTAAATCAATACCCTTAATGCCTTTGCCAAAAAAATCCATAGCCATAGCATTTCGTTTTGCTGCATCTTCTATTTTTGATAATGAAATTACTGTTTTTTCAAATAATTCTTGAGGGGTAAGTGTGCGTAAATCTTGAAGTGAAACACCAATTCTTTTGAAAGATTTTTGAGCTTTATCGCCACCATCAGCAGCTTCATCAATTTTATTATTAAGTTTAGCTATCAACATACCAGTTTGATCTGCTGATCCGCCACTCAATGTTAATGCGCTTGACATGCGCAATACAGATTGAATTGACATATCATTTGCGACCGCTACTTTTTCAATATTGTCTGCAAAGTTAATTGCTTCGCGAGCGGAAGCAGCAAAGGCAGCTCCAACGGCAGCTAAAGATAATTTAGCGCCTAAACCAAAGCCTTCTACTTTGTCTTTAGCCTTACCTAGATTGGCATTAAACTCGCCCGCATCAAGCCCAAGTAAAACCGCTAACCTTGAAATAATTGCCATAATTATTTACCTTGAAATCTGTCCATTTTAAAATCAGGTGCTTGCGACATAAATGATAATAAAGAATCGCTAGGATCAGCTTTTTCTATGCCATAAATATAATCATAAGCACTACCTAAAACGCTTTTTATAGTATAAGGTTGGCTATTACTTGCTCTTAAATAATTAAAAACTCCAGCTATTAGAGTTCCTTGCATATTTAATAAGCTTCTATTTCCAACTAACCCATCAGCATACATGACTGTTATTTCATTCATGGTAGCTTCATCAAGCGCATCTATATCTTGTATTGTATGCCCGTTAAAGACCATAGCCGCCCGAACTTGGGTTCTTAACGAGCTTACTACTTTGACTTTATGTCTTTATAGTCAGGGCTAATAACCTCATTAATCTTTTCAACTAATGTCATTTGAACTGACAATGGAAATTCAGCTTCTACATCTTCATAAGTTATATCTTCTAATGATCCTGTTTCAGGAATTAGAAATTTAATGCATTCAACTATTCTGTGTTGCAATACATGTTTATTTGTAGCAGTTTCTCTAATTGATCTGCCATCAATAATAAAATCATTGTCTTTAACTTCTACGCCTTCTTTGCCTTCAAGGCCTTCAAAAGCTTTTACCATTAATTGATATTCTTTTTCAATCTTGTCAAGATTAGGGTTTTTAAAGTAATTATAAATAGCTTCAATTTCAGAAACACTTGGCACTCTTACTTTAAATGTATGATCGCCTAATTGAAACGACCTAGTTAATACTGATAATCTATTTTCCTCGTATTTTTTACCGAGAGCCGATCCTAATTTACTCATATCTTTTCCTTATGTTGTTGATTTTTTAGCTTTATACGAATCCATTTTTTGTTTTAAAATTAAACCTAATTTTGCTGCTACTGCTTGCGCTTGCGATTCTAATGATACTCGCATAAATGGTTTAGCTGACATTTTGGCAGTTCCAAACTCATTAGCGATAGCTCTTGCATCATGCATAACGCCAGCTTCAGAATAAAAACTTCTTTTAGCTTTTTTATACTCACTACCTTTTAAATTTCCATATTTCGCATGGAATTCTTGCTTTAATTTTTTAGGGATTGGTCGAGATGAAACAAGCGATATAACGGAATCTTTTGGTGTTACATATCTTGACTTCATATCTTTTCTACTAGGTCTTCTTGCAGTAACATACAAAGAACGATCCAATGCGCCTGTGTCTTTAGGTGATAGTGCTTTTGCCATAGCCAATACAGGCTTCATAGCATCTCTAACTGCTGGTATTAACACTTTACTTTTTGCGTCTTTGTCGCCAAATTGCTCTTGAAATTCTTTAAATACTTCAAGAGTTTCTTTTAAACCATTGACCGCAAACTTGACACTCATTAATCTGCCTTAATTATTTTTTGATAAATCGTATTATTAAGTTTAATAGCGTAATCCACACAAGCTTCAGGTGTCATTTTGTCAGCATGATTTTTAGCAATGTCATGGGCTAATGCAATACCTGTTAAGCGTTGTTGAGCAAAACCAAACCAATTCTTTTGACCTGAATTGGCTTGGCTTACTAAATAACTTAATAGATCATCACTATTCTTGATTTGTGTCGTCATTTTGTTTTACCTTTTCTTTTTTTGTATTTTCATAAGGATTAACTTTAGCTAATGCTTGTAGTGCAACATATTCAGCACTATCAGGATCAGCTTTTGCTAAAGCATCAGCAACTTCTTTGGCATCAACAGGCAAGCCCAAAGCTACTGCGTCAAGGCTTTGATAAGTGCTTGTTAATAACTCAACTGCATCAGATAATTTCATATTCAATCCTTATTAAGTATTGTTTGACCAGCCGTATTGATTACCGCGTGGATGAATTGTAAATGTGCATTTAGCTTCAGCAGTTGGGTTAGGATCAACAGAGAATTGACCTACTCGACCATTGAATGCGTAATTTACAATATTTGTGCCATCAGTTGCAGAAATAATAAATGTTCTATCAATTGTGCCATTGTAAGCATCACCGCGCATTAATAAAAGATTTGCATCAGCAGGATTCCATGCAGCAGTAATTGTCATTGATGTTGGAGCTGCTTGAGTAGGAATCTTGTCAGATTGACGGCTACCAGCAACATTAAAGTTAGCCATTGCATCATCTTGACCAAAAGCTGGGATTGCTTCTACAGGCAATAAGTTTGCTGAAACTGCTAAAGCTGAAGTGCTTGCATATACAGATAAGTTAGCAGTAGATAATGGTGTAGGTGTTGCACTAGCTTGGCAGTATAGAGAAGCGCTAAAACCAGGTAAGACTTTATTTGGAAGTGCCATAATTAAATTTCCTTTTCATTAAATAATCAAAAAATCTTATGTTGGAATATATAAGGTGCAATCCATAAATATATTAAATAGATTGATCTCATTGTCGTATCCATTATATAACCACACTACATCAGCTTTAGATATTTGAAAGCCATGAGTTGCACCGCCAAATAATCCACTATAACCATGTAGCGCCTGCAAAATTTTATTTGCATTTAAAAAACTATTTTCCATTGTGGTAGAAAATACACTCATTTGAAATGTAGGTGTATCAATACCTTTTACGCTTTGAGTTTGGCCTGTATAAACGGGCTGATGCACATTTCTTAATTGCCAAGTTACAAAGTCGTTTTGTGTAGCAAAATTTCGGTTAAAATTAGCATACACAGGGACAGGTGTTATTATACCACTCAATTGAGCTTGTATGGCTTTTGCGTATTGATTAACATTTTGTTGAGTAGCCATATTAAACCCTTGTCGTAGGATCAGATCGGTAACACATTAGGGTTACTGACATTCTGTCATTAGATTCAATCGCATCAGTAATACGCCAATCTTTAGCGCGCCAAGTAATCGAATATTTATCTTGATGATCCACAATATCCTTTAAATTAGGTGTGTAATTAAAAGTAAATTGAATCAAATCTTGATAAACACGATAACGCTCTGTAATAGCCACAGAATTCTTTACATCCGACACTAAAGGCCTAGTAGTAAATTTCTTTGTTATTGTTGTTGTATAATCGCCATAGGTATTAGTGCCAAAGGTAAGATCATTAACATCAACATTTTCATAGCGCTTAATAGCCATTTATGTCCTTACATTACAAGTGGTTTATAAGGTCTTAAAAGAGCATCCACTCCATAAGGAATATTTTGTAATTTAGTCAAAGTTGTTTCTGCACGATTGTTATAAAGATGAGTTAATAACAATAACGCTGCTTGTTTAATAACTGGATAAGCCTGTAAGAAATTAGGATTAACTGTATATTCAACAACAATAGGCGATGTTACATTCATATTTATCTCTTGCGGAGTTCCGTTTGGCAAAATTAATTTGTTACCAGTTGGATCGTAAGAATAATTAGTGCTTGCTAAAGTTATAAGAGCTACAGGATTGGCGTTGTTATAATATTTAACACTATTAATAACAACGCTGCCTGTGTTATTACTATCTCTATATGATACTTGTGGCAAATCTAAACAAACAGGGCTTGCATAGATAGATGAAACGCCATAATAAACGCGATACGAAATAGGGAATATAGGCATACCAAGATAATCCTCAATATGCATTCTTACCGCTAATTCTAAACCTTCTAAATAAGAATCTTGAGATTCATCACCAAACAAGTTTAATTGTTGAGTGATTTCCTCTAACGATAACCATCCTGTCGTTAAAGCACGATTAATCTGCTCAACTTTATCGTAGTTAAACGGATTACGAGTGCTTGCGTAAGGAACTTGCCCTAGCGTATCAGCCATTATTAAACCCCTACTAAAAAGACACCTGCAAACGGATTTCTAACAGTCGATGCTAATCTTTTTTCAGCATAGAGCGTTACAAAGCCTGGTGCAGTTTGATCAAACATCTTAATATTCATTTCCTCTGCATCAGCAATAGTTAGGAATTGATCCCAATTTGCTAAAACGCCTGAAATCTTACCAGCCGCAGGTGCGTCAAGATAAGGATTAGGAATTACAGGGAAACCAAAGATATGAGCAATAGCACCGCCATCTTCATCGCCTACTTCTACAAACATTGGCGCGCCACCTGTCGATCCTTTTAATTTTCTTAATTGAGTAATTAAAGCAGGATGCAAGTGCCATGCAGTTGTAGGTTTACTCCAGTATTGACCAGGCAATAATGAAGCCGCATTTACCATGTCATCATAAGTAATTGCTGAAGCAGAAAACTCTTCTTTTAAAATTGTGTGAATACCATTAGTTATAGCAGTTCCGCTTGTGCCATAAGCCGCCGCAGAGGTGCTAGTGTTATAAACAACTAAACCGCGCAAACCAGCAGTTCCGCCAGTTGAAGTTGTTGATGATCCTGCTTGATCGTTGTTAGTAGCCATAGATTGCGCTTCTAACGCTGAAAATTCGAGCATCAAATCATTCACAATTGCGGATTCAATGCCATTAATATCTGACATAGCCGCAGTTCTAATTGGTAATTGAGCAGTTATAACTCTTGTTGGAAGTTGCCAAAAAGAAGTAGCAATATTTGGGCTACCACTATCGGGAACTACCGCATAAGTCCAAGCATTAGTTGAGTTAGCCGCGTTACCTGTTTTAGCAACAAATTGAGCCGCTGAAGTATTTGTGGATTTGATTTGACGAGAACCTTGTCTGAAAGGATTAGCATAACGGAGTGCCGCGAATGCATCGTCAAAGTATATTTTACCACCAATATTTAAACCGCTACCTGTAAGCGCTGACGCTTCCTTAACATCTTGGGCCTTTTCCTCAAACAAATTAACTTTAGCTTCGCCTTCAGTTAATGCCTGTTTAATGCCTTCTAAAATTCTTTCAGATGTATTCATTTTTCTTTCCTAATTAATTAAGAAAAAAAGGCGGCGATAAAACCGCCTTTTCCCCATATTGCATTAATGCTATAGATCAGCAGTTGCAGTTGATCTGTAACGAACTAAAGCGAAAGGATCAACAATAGATGTTGCTAATCGTTTTTCACCATAGAATGTGATAGAACCTGGCAATGTTTGATCATAACGGCGTAATACCATGTTTAAACGATCAACGATGGTATGCGCTCTTTGCCAATCACCAAAATACATTGGATATAGATTGTCAGTTCCAGCGCTTACTGAAGCTTTTGAAGGTGCATTAACATAGGTATTAACTACAACATCAAAACCTAATAATTTACCTACAATACCATCTTCACGAGCTAAACCATCAACATAGATTGGGCGACCTTGTTGATCTGTTAAACCACGAATAGCTGAAAGCATTACTGGGTTAATAACAAATTTAGCATTAGGTGTCCAATAAGCTTGTGGTAGAGCATAGATGAAATTAACAACATCTTCGTATGTTACATTGTTTGCCAATGCATTTCCGTTTGTTGTTAATTGATCATATGTTGCTACATCATGCAAACCATCAGTTGATGCTGTGCCTGATGAACCAAAATCTGAAACTGATGTTGTTCCGCCTGTATAAGCAGCATTAGCACCAGGATATTGATTTAAACCGCGTAAGCCGTCTGAACCACCACCACCAGTTGCAGTAGCAACACCTTGATCGTTGTTAGTAATCATACTGATAGCTTCGCGTTGGCTAAATTCAGCTAACATGTCTGAAACTACATTAGATTCTAAACCATCGATGTCATCTAAAGCCGCAGTTCTAATTGGGAATTGAACATTTAAGTCTTTTAAGTTTAATTGCCAAATTGCAGTTGCTTCAGTTGTAGCCGCAGTATTATTTACAATACCATAACCCCAACCAGCACCAGCATTGCCTGTTTTAGCTCTAAATTGATATGTAGAACCATCAGTTGCAACCGCGCGAGAAACACCACGCATTGGATTTAGTAAACGCAATGAAACGAATACTGGATCATAAGCTGTTCTACCACCAATGCCTGCGCCTGAACCTGTTAAAGTAGAAGCTTCTTTGATGTAAGCGTCATATTGATCAACGCTTTCAAATAATTTAATTTCTTTTTCTACTCGGCCATTGTTTTTAACGAATTCAGCAAGTTGTCCTTTAACCATACGATTAACTTCTTGGCTGATTGATTTGTATGTTTTGATTACTGAAGGAGCTTGAACTGAAGCAACTTTAGCTTCTAGTGCAGCTACTTTTTCATCGAATGAAGCTACTGTTTCAGCAAGTTTAGCATCAACGGAAGTTGTAATCTCTTCCACTTTTGCTAAATTTGCCGCTTCTATAGCGTCAAGTTTTTCCATGATTTTTTCTGACATGATTTATCCTTTTAAACGATTGTTAAGTTGTTTGAGTAGTTCTCTTTCCTCAAAAGCTTTGAGTAATTGATCTTCCTCATTTACCACCGCATCGGATTCACTCTGAATAGGTGTATTTTCAACTTCAACTTTAGGCTCATCCCGAGATTCTAAAATTTGTTTGAAAATTGAAGACGCGGTGGTCGCATCTTTTCTTGAAAGTTTTGCATCACGCAATGCTTTCTCGATTAGTTTTAAGTCTAAAGAACCATCGGCTCTAAAGCACTCTAATTTCGAGATATTGCATTCAAGATTGTTAGGTTGCATAACAATCGATACTTCTCTTAATCCGCCTTTAGTAATTTGGAAATATGCTTCATCCATATCATCATCGTCTGATAACATATTGCCTTCTTTGTCTGTCATACAGTATTCATCAGCATAAGCGCCAACTGAAACACCGCCAACCATATTTGGCGATTCTTTCATAATTGTATAAAGGTCTTTACCAGCAGTTGTATTAGTAAATAAACGACCTTTTGCATTCATTCCTGTATCAGTAAATTCAAACTCTTGCCATTCCCCGACCGGCATGGACATATCATTATGTTGAAAATACATTGGAAGCGGTTTACCTGATTTTGCAAACTCATCAGCCCATTGCGCAAAACCTTCAGGCTTATAATTAAATCTGCGACCATCAGCGCCTTCTCGAGCGCCCCATGTTGTTACAGTAGCTTCAATAACGCCACTAGCATCAGTCGATTCATCGGCTTTTATACCTAGAGCAACTTTAGATTCGAAAAAGAACTTCTCGAAATTGGATTTATTAATTTCAGTCATTGATTGGCACTCCCTTTTTTTTCATTCCGTTAGTTTCAATCGGCTTTGATTTTCTTTTTAAAGCGGATTGGGTTAATTTATCGAGTAACTCTTTTAATGTCATTAGGCTTTACCTGCCTGACCTGTTTTGCCAACGCTAGAAGTGTTACCACCGCCACCTGTATCTTGAGGTGAAGTGCCACTAATAGGTCTAGCTTGTTTTGATGTATCTTTTAATTCGTCTGCACCATCTAGGTTTTGTTTTCCAAGATATTCGCGTGCTTCATTAGGTGTCATTATACCATTATTCACACCGGCTACTGCGTAATTCATTTGATCTAGTGGAGCGCCTTTAAGAAAATCTTGAGTTTGGAACTCAATGCATAGATTTGGATAGCCAGCAAGCAATGAAGTTTTAAATTTTTGTTGAATGTTAGTAATTACAGGAAGCATTGTTGATTTATAGAATTCATCTAACATAGTTTGTGTATTATTATACTTACCTTCCTCAATACCAATCATTGCAGGTGGAACACCAAACAATCCGCATATACGCTTCATAGTTTGTTGTTTTAAAGCTCTTGCATCGGCATCTTGAAGTGTAAGCATGTCTAATGGCATATACTTCATGCCGTTATCGAGTAACATACCTTGACCTGGTTTAGATAAATCAGTTGATTTTGATCCTGTTAATGATGTCCATGCTTCTTTTAATCTTGCCGCAATCTCTTTAAATTTAGCATCAGGAATAACTTGATCTGTAACAAACATACCACTTGGCTTTGCGCCATTAAGCATAATAAAGTTTGAATATAGGTCAATATCTTGATCAAGTGATACTAATTCAGTTGCAAGAATGCCTTTATTGAAACCAGCGCTACCTTGCCAAGCCATTTCACTTGCATGAATTACTTGATAATATTCTAATGGCTCATCCCTATTAAATCCGTAAGTAGAAGTGCTTAATCTGTATGTTGGATAACGAGTTGGAGTAATTTGTGCAGTTATTAGAGTTGAATCTAATAAATACATTTCCATTGGCGTTAATGTTGGGTTAGTTTGTTCTTTGCGCCATAATGCAGTAAATGTTTCGCCTGATAGGTCATACCACATTGACCATTGATACCAAAACTCGTATGCAGATTGATAATTGTTTGGATTGTTTAATAAGTTATATACAGCTTTAGCTTTAGCTTTATCTCTTACTGATACATTAGAATCAGTAACCGCATCAACTAACTTACCATTTTCATCATAAGCCATAATCTTAATAGGTAGTTGAGCCAATGCTCTTGCTTTTGCATTAACGCATGCCATAACAGTTGAGTTACGGCTCAACATTGACATATCAACTACTCGGCCTGCGGTATTAACAGAGCTTGTAGTTACATATAATAATTGGTTATTAGCTTGTTGTTTCTGACCTGAAACATTGCGTAAGATGTTGTTTCCTAACGCAGTTTGACCAAAAAGAGTATTACTTTCTTTTGCGGATGCGTTTGATTTTCTTTTGAATATATCTGTTATAGCCATGTTTTTCCTTTATATACTTCTAAAACCAAACGAGGTAGAAGTTAATGGATGATCTAGTGAGCAATGCATCGCAATAATAAGCGCTATTATACCATCAACCTTTGCTGACTTGTCTGCTTCGTTCTTGCGAATCTTAATATTTCCATTTACATCTTCATAAACTTCGCAGTTACCTAACTGCCATCCGAGAAATGGATTGCCATTATGTTTTATTTGATTTTGCATGATGAGCTTTTCAACATGCTTTGAAGGATTGCTTAAAACTGCCATTCCTTGCCCTACCTTTTTAACAGGTATGCTATTATCGTGTAGTCTTGCAATAAGAGATGCTGCGTTATATGCATCATACCCTACTTCTTTAACATTATAAAGTGTTGCTTGTTGTTTTATCCATTCTGATATTTCTCTATCATCCATAACATTGCCTTCGGTGATATGAAGTATTTTAGATTGAACTGCTTGCTCAAAGATTCCTTTGTAGTGAGTTGGAATTAGATTAAGCGCTTCTTCAGGTAAAAAGAATTTAAAGTCTGCATAATAATTATCTTCGGCATAGCGCTTTAATACACAAACTGCATTTAAGTCGCGAGTAGCTGCTAGGTCAAATCCGATAAACACTTCTTCGGGATCGCCTGGATCGTCACCTACAGATTTATCCCAATAATCTCGATCAATCCATGCGGTGTTAGCAGATACATATACATTAAGAGTTTTACAAAGAAACTCATTTAGAGCTGCTGGTTTTAATTTAGCTTGTTCGCATCTTTCTTTAATAGCTTCTTGATATACAGAAATGCCATGCATAGGATTAGCTTTGGCCCAAGTTGTTTCATCTTTCCAGTTATCTTGCGGATCAAGTCCGTATAGCAAACCAAACCAATGAGGATTATCAGCAGCATCGCCATTAAGCATAGTTTCAAAGGCCGTTAAGTCCTCAAAGAACTTTGTATCTTTAGTAAATGATGCGGTAGTAATATAAATCCTTAAAGGATTCTTTCGGGCCACCATACCTGAAAATATAACTTCAATAGAATTACGATCCACAATCTGCGCAGCTTCATCTATGATTGCGCAAGATGCATTCTTTCCGTCACCTGATTTTTTATTGTCGCGAGATAAAGCTCGGAACATAGATTGACTATCATTAGCTTTTCCAATCTCGTATTTAGAAACTCGATACCATGACTTAACTTCATCAGGCATAGATTCGACCATTGATCTTGCCGCATCAAAAACAATAGTGGCCTGTTCGCGATTGGTAGCTAAAGTAAATACTTCAGCGCCAGCTTCATTAAATGCTAATTCATATAAACCTATAACTGCGGTTAAAGTTGATTTACCAGCTTTGCGAGGAATAAAAACAATGACATCGGTTGTCATTCTTTTTTCATGGTCTTTCTTGTGACGGAATCCATAGATACCGCAAAGAAGTAAAACTTGAAAAGGTTCGAGAACTATTGGTTGGCCAGCATCAGGGCCTTTAGTGTGTTTAAGTATTGAAACGAAATCTAATACATGCTCTACATATTCAGGAAAAAATTCATATTCCCAATGCTTATCTTCCATAAAGTTTAGGAAGCGTTGGCATGCTAATCTTATATTATTGCAAACTTCAATATTGCCTTTAACTACATCTTGGGCGTATTGAACTCCGATTAAATAACTCATCTCTTAACTTGTGGCCCTAACATTAATTTTCCTAGAGTTGAACTTGGCATAGCTGATGGTTTTGCTAATCTTGATTTTGGAGTAAGTCCAAGCTCATTCATCAAAAGTATAATTTGCTTGAGAGCTTCTTTGCGAATAGAAACATAAGGCGATGGCCCAATAGTCTTTCCATCATTAAAACTAGTCACTAAACCTTCAACTGCAATATGTCGATTGCAATCCACATAGGTGTCAATCTGATCTGTCAGCATAGTAAGCGCATGGCGCTCTTGATCCGAACCTATGCCATACACTTCAAAAAGATATTCGGCAGTTTCATCGTAAAATCTTTTTTTACTCCACGCATCAGGATTGTCCATCCACTCGGATTCGGGAATTCGTTTTTTAACAGATTCGGGAAGGAGCGTTCCCATTTTTTCACCTTTAGTTCCATGAATTAAATGGACTTCGGCTGGTATTCTTGCGCTCATTAAATACTCCCCCCTTTAGAAACCCCTTTTACGAAAGATTGGG